TCCATCAGTGGGCGCGCAATGGTCACAGGCTGATGCTCCGGAGTCGTCTTGCCTGCAGGGAAATACGCGCCAGAAGCCTCAATGCTGGGGAGTTGACGGTATCCGAGGGCTGAGTAGATGACGTCACGCGGGCCGGCCCCTACGGTCGGCGCAGCAGACAGTGGTCCCTCTGGCATCGGCCGATCCCACCGACCCGTCTTGGAGTACTTTAGGCGCTCTTCCGGAGAAGCAACGATGATGTCAGGAACGTGCCCGGTGGATGCGCCTGGAATGGCTTCGTGCGTTGCCGAACCAGCATGCTTGTACATGTAGTCCCTGGCCGTATTGTTGGCCTCGATCAGGGCGCGGCTGATGCCCTCGACCTCATCACCCGCAAACCGCCCTTCCTTGCCGCGGCCGTACAAGTCCTGAGCCTTGCCGTACACCCAAGGAAGCTCTTGAATGTGCGGGCCCTGCCAATCGGTGCGGCCGCCTGCGCCCGAAGTTCTGGCTCGGTTGACTTGAAGCGCGGTCTCTGCGTCCATGAACGGATGCATCGTGTCAGACACCCCGGCCCGCCACGGATTGCCTTGCGGGTCGGTATAACCCATGCCCTGAGCACGCCTGAAATCGTTCACCCCGAACAGCCCGGTGTTGGGCACCCGGGGGTCGTTCTTTTCCATGTACTCGCCGATCTTGAAGCCCATGTTGGCCGGCCTGTTCTGGGCCACAGCCTCGTCCAAGGTTCTCATGGGGGCGCCGCGGTAAGCCATGCCCGGCTGACCAGCCACGCGACTGTTCAGGTGCTTGAGCGCAAACCCGAGCTCGGCCTCCGGCGACACGCCAGCAGAGTAGACCCCGTGCTGCTCCAGAACTCGGGGCAACTGATATGGCTCTGCACTCTCGGCAATGCCCATCTTGGCGCGGTCGTACCAAGTTCCAAGCCTTTCTGGGTCCGCCATACGAACGGCTTCCACCGAGTCCATGAAGTCTTTGTCCATGGACCGCCTCATGCCGCCCAACCCCTGCGGGCTGGTCACAGTGCGCGGCGCACCGACGTAGCCTCCCGGAACGGGCCTGATGTGCTCGCCGCGCTCGGCGGCCCTGATCACGGCATCTTCGCCTTGCGTCTTGGCCATCTGTCGGAAGTAGTCCGGCGGCAAGGCAGCAGTCCTAGTTGCGCCCACCGCAGAACTCTTGGGCGTTGATGGGGCGTCGATCTCCTCTTCCATCTTCCGGACCTTCGCCGAGCGCCTCGCCTCTTGCTCGGCTTTCTGTCCAAACTTTGCCACCACCGAGCGCTGTTGCGGCGTCCTGGCGGCTTCTTTGGCGGCCTTGGCCGCAGCCTCTTCTGCCGCTTTGGCGGTCTTGGCGGCAGCCCGCTCGGCAGCCCGAGCAGCGGCTTTCGCCGCCCCGCCGGCTGCAAGTGCAGGTTCCGGCCGCTCCATCACGCCACGCACCGCAAGCTGCGACGGCCCGAGCGTCGGCTTCAGATCAGGCGCGGAGCGCCCAGTGCCCAGCGGCGGCGTCTCCACCCTGGCAGGCGCAGCCTGGGGGTAAGCCTCATCGATCTGCTTGACGATCGCGTCCCACCTGCCCTTGTCCGCGCCCCGCGGCGGCATGTCGCGCCAGTCCTTGCCGGCCGCCGCCAGCCGGGCCCGCAGTGCGCTTGCGCTCACCCCCAGCAACTGGGCGATGCGCGGGGCCAGCGCCAGGGCAAGCTCGGGCGCCACCGGCTCCACCGCATCGCGCCCAGGAGCGGCGATCTCGCGCTGGGAGGCAGCTACCCCTTCCATCACCCTCGACGGGTCGCTGTAGGGGCTTGCAGGGGCCTCGCTGGGCCCTTGTGGTCCACGCGCCCTCATGTCTTGCGCAGACGGCGTCTCGCCGCGGCGCGTCAGGCCACGGTCGGCATTCAGCAGGTCGCGCAGCGTCTTGTCCGCTCCGAACTGCCGGCGGAAGTCGGCAAGCTCTTCAGTGCTCACCACCGCTCGACCGTTGACCACCGGCCTGTTGGGCATCGGGCCCTCGTAGCGCGTGCGCCGCGCAGCCCCGCCGCCGGCCATCATCACCGCACCGCCGGACTTCATCTTGGCTTCGGCCATCTGCAGAGCGGCTTCCATCGCCTGCCCGCTGTCCATGCCGCCTTGGACCAGACCGCTCTTGATTCGGTCCACCGTCTGCGAGTAGCTCATGTCCGATCCTTCCACAGCCCCACCTTGGGCCTTCTTGACCGCATTCTCTGCCTTCACGCCGTCGCGCTCCAAGATGCGCAGATTCTGCTCCTCGCCCGGGAACACGACGAAGTTGCGCGTGCCCTCACCCTTGGCCCTAGACTCCGCATCCAAGTAACGAATGCCCGGAATTCCAGCCTTGCGTAAGGCTTCGCTCGCCTTTGCATCCCCGCCAAGCATGTCAGACAAGATGTCGTACCACTCCTGCCCCGTCTTCTCGGAATACATGAACACCAAATCTTCAACGTCAGTTGCGTTTAGGTTTTTCAGCGACTTGTTTGGTATCTTTATCTTTTTTAGAGCCTCAATTGTGGACTCATTGACCGCTTGGTCCCAATCCAGCATGCGGTCGACCATTGGGTCCGGCAGATCTACAGAATAAAAAGAGCCGGACTTTTCGAGCGGCTCTTTGTATTTGCCGCTCTCAAGAAATGAGAGAGTGTCCTGCAGCAACTTCTTTTGCGGATGATTGTCGTCTGTTTCAAGCACGAAACGAATATCATCGGCAGCATAATTTGCTCCGCCCTGTAGTTCAGCCAACCTTTTTGCGTTTGCGTGAGCATTCAACCTGCCCTGATTGGAAGCATCTCGATTTGCGAGTTGCTCAGCATATCTCTTTGCGACGTCGGGCGCCTCTGCGACATAAATGCCATGTCCGTACATTTGGCCGCCCTCACCGCTGCCGATCTTCTCGGCGCGGAATCGGCCGAACGGCAGCCCGGGCTCAGCAGGGAAGATGTGCGGCGTCCCGTGGTACGTTGTGAGAAGTGCCGGACCACCCGTACTCGGGCCGCTGATCAACTCCCCGATGGGGACGTCGTAGCTTTCCTCGGGGAACTTGGCGCGGCGCTCTTCAGGCGTCAGATTCATCCGAGCCTGCACGGCGCGGGCTTCCGCCTCGCCGGGCGTCCTCATATATTGCTCGTAAGGCGTCAGTGAGTTTTTTTCGGTCTCATGTCTCAAAATGTTGCCGGCAATGTCGGCAATAGAAGACAGCGACCCCTTATCATCGTCCGTGGTTTCAATACCGATTCGTTTCATCGACTGCTGAAGGTCTTTCCAATCGCGATCATTCAGTCGAGCATTGGTGTCTATCTGGCTAAAGACATCCTCAATGAATCCGGTAACGTCTCCCGATCTCGCAAGGTCTGATGGCTTCAAGTCGCTTGGGCCGCCCAGCTTTTCAGACAGATTGGCAAACGCATTGAATGCGTCCCTCTGCTCAGGGCTGCTCTTGATCTTCAACTCAAAGAGTTCAGGGTTTGATCCCTCTCCAAAGCCCTCGCGCTCTTGGATTGAATGAGTCACCTCATGCAAAGTGCTGGACTTCTCTGGCCTTCTTCCAAGGGCTATCTCTGGATCGCCAAAGCCAAGCGCGGGGAAATATGCAGCTTCACTGCCCTCCCTGACCTTGATCGACTGAGCTTCAGGGTACGCCTTGAACAGGTCAGGGTGCTTCAGCACATCGCCAAGCACTTGAGCCTTTGGGTCAGGAGAGAACTTGGCGCCTACGTCGCTGATCTCCTGCCGCCACTGGCCATCAGGCGCACGCCAGTTCCCGGTCTCGCGCCAGATGGTCTGCGGCGGGATGCCGGCGGCTTCCATCTCGGCTGCGCGAGCGTTCGACGCTGCGTCCCAGGTCTTGGACGACTTGCCGACGAAGATCTGCGGGGCCATGCCGGTGCGCTGCATGTAGCTCTCGGCGAGCTCGGCCACCTTCGGTCCCAGGTTCTCGACCGCGGCCGCACCTGCACGCCGCGCACCCCGGCCAGCCGCCCGGGCGCCGGCCGCCGCCGCACGCGCAGCAGGCTTGGCAGCCGCCGCAATCCCCAGGGCATTCAGCGGATCCAAGGCAATCTCGGCCGCAGTCGCCGCCAACGGCGAACCCGTCGCCCGCAGCGTCAAATCACCGACAGCTTGAGCGGGAGCGCCCATCGTCGACAGACCCGCAGCAAGGCCCTTGGTGGCCCGCACACCGCCCTCCGTCGTGGGCATGGGGGTGAAGACGTCTTGCACCCTCTCGACCGTCTCAGCGGCCCCTGCAGGCCCGCGGAAGGGCAGCACGGCAAGCCCTGCCAGCCCGGCAGGCACGCTGCCCGCCAGGGCGCCGCCGATCGTCTCCAGAGCCTCCCCGCCACCGCGCTGATCAGGCCGGCGGCGCCCGGCGCTGGACATCCGAAACGACGGACGCGCCGCTCGCTGCAGTTCTTCCAGGGTCGGCTCGTCCATGCGTGTCCTTCAGTGCGGCTCGTGGTGAACCCACACCTCATTGCCGGTCTCAGGGTCCACGTACTCCAGGCGCGGCATGCACCAGCACAACGGGCTCGGGAGATGTTCGAACACCTCCTGCTCACGGTCCAGCATCACATGCTTCTCATAGACCGGAAACACCTGCGCACCATCACGCCGCATACGGATTCTCTCGCTTTGGCCGACCAGTGTCCGCATAGTCGTCGTCGTCCCAGTCGTCCCGGGGCGGCGGATCAACCTCTAACCACCCAGAGTCCCGCAGGAATCGCAGGGCCTGCGTCACAGTATCCACAAGATCATCATGCGTCGTCTGCGGAAACGCGCAAATCTGCGACACCAGCGGCTCCGCCCAATCCCGCACATACCCCTTGCGCTGCGTCGACTCGGGAATCCACACCCGCCCCCGGGCAATGATGTGCGAGACGATGTTCAGCCTCTGCACCTTGTCTGCCTTCCCGGGGTTGTACGCCCGCACCGGCAGATGCGCCCGCTGCAAGTCTTGAATCAGGGAGATGCCAGCCGACTTGTCCTCGATCAGGATCAGGTCCACCCGCTTCCTCTCGCGCCCGTCCGCCCCCGACTCGAAGACCGTCTCATACTCGTCGATCACCTTCGGCCGCAGGTCGGGATACTGCAGCCGGTCTTGCCAGCAGTCGATCAGCATCACCGACATCGGCCCGTCCTCGGGCTTGAACACGCCCCAGGTGCTCGAAGCAGTCGGGTCGTTCTGCGTCTTCTCCGACGTCGCGCAGTCGTAGCTCTGCACCACGTATTCGAACTTCGGGAACGGCTTGTCAGCAGGCCACAGACGGAAACTCGCCCGCTTGACGATGCCGCCCTCCTCGGGGTCAATGATCTCGGCGTGGATCTCCTGCCGGCCGAGCGTCGTGCCCTCGTACTGCAGGATCTGCTTCTTGAAGTTCGCCGAGAGGTTGCCGAGGTTCGCGTACGTCGACGCCCTGGTCACCGTGACGTCGTCACCCTCCCGACCCAGCAACTCGATCACCAGATCCTTCGGCTTCGGCGTGGTGGTGATCACCGTGCGCGTCCGCGCACCCAGGCGCACGCCGAACTGGATCTGATCCCACGACTCCTGCAGATAGTCCCAGGCGGCCAGCTCATCCAGCCAAGCGCCATGGAACTGCGGCCCTCGGAAGCGCTCAGGCTCCGATGCCGGGATGCCGATCATCATCGACCCGTTGGTCAGCGTGATCGTCGGCCTGGGCTGCTTCAGGTACTGCTTGATCAGCGGCGGCGGGATCACCGACAGCAGTCCCGATTCCCCCTCGAAGCACGTTCCTTGGACATCCGCGCTCGTCGGGGCGGCCACCAGCCACCGCGTGCTTGGCATCTCCCAGGCCCACCAGCCGATCTGCTCGGCAGCGGTTCTGGTCTTCCCCGCTCCCCGGCCGGCCAGCATCAGCCAGATCGACCACCAGTCCCCAGGCGGCAGCACCTGATGTACATGCGCCGTCTGCAGCCACCGCGCCCGCCAGAGGTACGCCAGCCGCTTCTCAGCCGGCAGAGCCTGCAGCGCCCCTTGAGCATCAGGCTGCGCCAGCAACTCGGCGATGTCAGCCACCGAGCACCACGATCTTCTGCCCAGGCATCAGCCAGGAGCCCGTAGAAGCCCACTGCCGGGCTCCGTTGCTACCAGAGTACTCCGCCAGCACATCAGCGCCTTGTAGAGCCTCCTGGGCCGCCTCCCGGGCGATCTGACGCAACAGGACAAGCGTCTCCGCCCGCAGCGCAGCAGTCATCCGCTCATCGGGGCCGATCGGAAACCACCCCATGATCTCAGCGATGCGCTCGTCAGTCATGCCACCCTCAGCAACTGGTCCCACGGGTTCGCAGCAATCTGCCGGTAGGTCTGACCGTTCCTGATGTTGCAGATCACGCTCTTTGAACAACCGAACTCTCGCGCCAGCGCCGTCGCACTCCGCGGGTCGTTGCGAACCACCTCCACCTGCTCGTCCGTCAGCGCCCGCTTGTGCGCGTTCATGCGCTGCAGCTTCACGATCCGCACCGGGTGCCGCATGTCGACGCACGAGGCAATGTACCGCGCATGCTGCTTGGATGTGCGCTCCAGGATGTGGTCAGGGCTGACGCACCGCGGGTTCCCGCACGACGCCGACAGGAAGCGCCCAGGCGCCGCAGGCGTGCCCTGCAACTGACGGATGAACCGCCGCACCGTCAGCAGTTTGTTGTGGACCTTGATCAGCGGCGTCCTGCCGTCCTGCATGAAACCCCGCCACTCAAGGCAGTCTCCGACCTCCGTCGTGCGGGCTAGGACGCTCTCCAATGTGTGAACAGCCTTCGGTCGGCCCATCAGTACCCCCCGATTGGAGCGAACAGGCCGAACAGCAGCGCACCCACCACCAGAGACCAGAAGATCAGTTCAAACACCCTCATAGAGCCTCCTACCACCCAAAGGCCCCCCTACCCCAAACAGGAGTAGAAGGGTCAGGCGCCACCCCGCTTTCGCGGATCGTCATGCTGCGGCTCATCCGCATGCCCCTCGGCTTGACGATGCGGCCAGCCGCACGGATTCTTCGGGAACTGCCCCCTAGCCTTGCGGCATACCGTGTCGAGCTTTCCTTCCGCGCAGCCACCCGTGGGGCCCTCACTATCGAGCGGAGTCCGGCTGGCCTGGAAACGACGAAGCCCTTGCTACTCGACCCGGTGAGAACCTCCCGAGGGGCTGGGAGGCGGGTCGATGAGCAAGGGCTCCTAAACGTCGGTTCTCACGCCAACGGCCGCAGTCTACTGCAGATCCGCCGGCTATGCAAGTCACGCCTGATCCGCCTGCCGCGTCAGTTGCGCATGCTCCAGGATCGTCTTCAGCAGCTTCTCGGCACCAAGCTCGGCCTCGACCTTCAGCGGCGCATCGGCGTCACCCGCCACCTGGACGCGCTCGCCGTACTTCTTCGGGTTCCACTTGGCCAGGAGCTTCAGCCGCGTCTCGATCCGGAGCTTGCTGCGCTGCACGTGCTCGGCGTTCAGCCTAGGCCCGTGCTCCGTCTCCATCCAGTCGTTGGCGGCGTCGTCGGCAATGCGCAGGCAGTCCTCGGCCATAGCGTCATAGCCAATCTCACGCGCACGCGCGATGGCTACGGAGAGGCCGGCGCCCCCACCAGCAGCGACGGCCTGATCATCCTTCACCATCCAGTCGTAGACCGTCTGCCAAGCCGGGAATCCTTCCCTTCTGCAGATCTCTCGAAGGGGAACCCCCTCGGCGAGGAGTTCGCACATCTGTCTGGCGATCTCGACGGTGTACTTGCTGGCGGGCATGATGCTTCTCCTTTGCGGTGGAGGGTATCAGAAGGTCTTGCCGCCGGGCTTGATGCGGTTCTCGGGCTTGTGGTCTGCTCTGCTGGCGTTGTAGGCGAGCTTCTCGGCGATGGCCCCGCCCAGGTCCAAGTGGAGCCCGCCGGCCATGTCGAAGATGCGGATGACGGCGTCGGCGAGCTCTACCTCCAGCATGGGGCGGTGGGGGAGCTTGTCGTCCATCAGGCCCTTACGGGCGCCTTCCATGGCTTCGCTGACCTCGGAGTGGATCAGGCAGAGCATCTCCCCGATGTTCCTCGGAGGCTTATGGCCGGGCTGGATCGGCTCGTAGGCGTACGTCAGGTCCTGCCCGGTGTAGGGGTCCGTCCACCAGCCGGAGCGCCTTGCAGCGCCGTGGCAGGCTTCCTGCAGGCGGTGGCCGGCGGTCGCGACCGCCAAGCACTCGGTGGCGTTCATGCCGCCAGGGGCACGACGTTGCCGGCCGGGTCGACCTTGAGGTCGGGCAGGTCGGCCTGGGGCTCCTCCCTGACCGACTCCACCTTGGTGGTGGGCAGCAGGGCGATCAGGTCCTTCTGGCTGGCCTTGCGCACCTTGTAGGTGGTGCGGGCGGCATAGGCCAGGGCCTGGGTGCTGAGTGCGGCCTCGATGAGGCGCGGCGCGTGGTTCTCGGCTTCGACCACATAGACGTTCTGTGCCATCTCCATCTCCATGAAACCCGCCGGGTTACGCCGCCTGCCCGGGATAGGCTGCGGCGTTCCGGAGCACTGTCGATTCTACTGCTTGCGATGGTTTGCGTCTAGCCCGGCTTAGACTGCCGCTGCTGCTGCAGGCGGGCGGCGAGAGCCTTGATGGCGGCCACATCCTCGGGGCGGACGTAGAGCTCCAGTCGCACCAGACCCTCGGCGGCCCGGCGCTGGCGCATGGCGGCGACTCGTTGGGCGGTGGTCATTCTCAGACCCGATCGTGCAGGATGTCCAGCACGCGATCGTGGATACGGGGGCGACCGATAACCAGATCCCAAGCAGCACGCTGGCGGCGGTCAAATTCCGCGAAGTCGATGGCCTTGGCATTGAGATCGAGCACGTTCTGCTTGATGGTGGCGGCGATGGTGGCGGCGGTGGGCTTGTTCATGTTGCTGCTCCGGTTGCGTTGTCGATGTATGGACTGTAGTCTTGTTTCCGGTAACGCGCAAGAGTCAGATGAAAGACCACAAACTTCAGTCGGGATTCGTCCCTTGAACGGCATCATGAATCCTGCGCCCGATCCAGCGCACCACAGGCACGGCCCAACTGTTGCCCAGCGCCTTGTAGCGCGGGCCGTCCGGGCACTCGCTGGCGGGCTTCCCGCGCCAGGGGATGGCGGTGTAGTTGTCGGGGAATCCCTGCAGGCGCTCGCACTCGGTGGGCGTGAGGCGGCGGACTTGCATGGCGGTGGCGACACATGGGGCAGCGTCACCCTTGCCTGTTTGCCCGGACTGCGCCTGCAGCGCGTTGACCACATCGCCCATGTTGCCGCGACCATTGCGAGCGATCCGGGGCTGAAACGCCACCGGCACCAGCGGCGTGCCGCGACCCGTGCCGTCCTCGATGGCATCGAAGCCTTCGCCGCGCAGGGAGTGGGTGACAAACGTCTCCGTCTGGAAGTCCAGCCTTGAACCTCCTGGATGGGCGCTCAAAGCGGTGCTGACATCAGTCTGAGCGCAGTTCTGGCCACCACCGAAGGCCACCACATGACCAGCATCCA